CTAGGTCAGACAGGGACAGCTTGGACTTGTTAGGAGCAGTATAGAGGTTGACATCCTCACGCATGGATCCATAGAACCCATCCTGAGCGATGGTGATGCGCTTGCACATGATGGAGGTAGCGAACACCAGGGGAGGCAGCTCACGCTTCATGCGTTTGATAAAATCTTCACCAAGGACTGCCAGGTTATATATCGAAGGCCTCTCCACATACAGATAAGCCTGTTTACGGAAGAAAGCCAGCTGAGCGTTCACCCTTGCCAGTTCGCGCTGGTAATGCTCATAGCGTTCCGGATGCTGCTCCATGCGCTGCATGGTGAGCCACCTGTAATGCACCAGCCCACCGATGACCTGAATGAGCTCTTTATCCATGAGCTTCTCATACTGCAGGAACCATGAGCCCTTTTTCGTCACGGGCATGTCGCATGTGATGGTGAGACCATGGTGCAGCGGGCATTTCTCGAAGAACATCTCATTGCCACGGTTTGTCTGGAACGTCTCATTCTTCAGTTTCTCATAGTCCACGAACTTTGCCTCGTCAATCAGCACATGGTCGAGAGACATACCATTGGATGCGCCCTCACGGTCCTGTGTGATGATCTGGCACACGGAGCCGTTGTAGAACCCGATGACATTCTCCCAGTTCTGAGGTGTGAAGATTGGATCCTTCCATTTCAGCGCCTTCCATGGCTTCTTACCGACGGTATAGTGAACATCACGCTTGAAGCCCCATCGCTCCCAGTGTACTAGGAGTGAGGGCAGCGTGGTGGTCAGACATTTCTTGTAGGACGGAGACACAAAGCCAGTGGTGCTTCCAGGCATCTGCTGGAACACCTGGATCTGACGTGTCGCGTCAATCATACCCTTACCCGTACCACGCCCCATCACACCGATGAGGTTGCGGGGCTGCAGCATCAGCGGGTACATCTGCGCATCATTATAATATACCTTCTGCTTCTCTGCCATTCTCTTCGCTATTATCGGTTGGAGGCAACTCGACGAAATCAGCATACTCGATGTCACCGTCGTATTTCTTCAGCAGCTTGCGAACCTTGCCTCTGAGGTCAGGTATCTTCTTAATGCCGATGACAGTAGGATCGTCCGTCGGAACGATCTCCAGCGGCACGATCTTATCATAAGCGAGGTCAGGAGTATCCTCCTTGTCTGTCATATTATTCTTGATGAAGTTCTTCTCGATGGCAGCCACTGCCCGGTGATCGCCGTCACGCTTGGCTGCCTTGCGGTCATCCTCCAGCATCTGGTTGATGCGCCATCTCCAGAACTTCTTCGACGATTCCTGTAGGTTTCCAACTATCACCTTCAGGATCGTCATGTCATCATAGGCCTGTGATTCCCCCACTTTGAATTGGAGTATGTCGAATTCCACGATGTCACGTGTCGATTTAGAGGAGAAGCGGCACCAGTAGGTATACAGTGCCCTGAGCCTGACGACGCGGGCGATGACCTGCGCCGGCACATGCTCCTCCTGCAGCTCGTCCTCATCGAGTGCAAGCCAGCCCTGGTATTTATCTATATCTACGGGAACGCTCATAAATCATTCATAATTCGTTTTAGATGAGTACGAAGTGCTTCTGCTGCTGCAGGTGATCCTGCTTTAGCCAGTTCCATGTCCATTTCTCGCATTTCTTTTGCGGTCTGCGCCAATCCTTTATGGAAAGCTGACCATGCAGGGCTGCCCTCTGTTGCTATGTCATCCCGCAGCTCGTTAATCGGGATATCCAAAAGGACGCCAATCTCCGTAATAGGAGTCAGTTTGCTGGCTAGCATCCTGATCTCTTCCAGCAAGCTCTGAGAATAGTCCATTCAGTTGAATTGAGTTATCATCTACAAGTTCCTTGAATCCTGAGTATTGCTGCAGGAACACTTCCTGATCCGTCGTGATGATCGTGCATTCGGCACGGTCGCCATACGTCTGGTTCTGAGAGGAAATGACTGACACTAAGTGTGAATCATTTTGCACGAGTACCACTTTTGAGTGGTTCATTGTAAGGAAGACGCTGTCGAAGCACACCTGCATCTCCCTGTAGAGCTTCACGGTTTTCTTCGAGGCTTTCAGGTCTGCCAGCAGCACGGAGTGGGCGATGAGATCCTTCTTCCTCAGGTTATAGAATCCTCGGAGGAAGGCGTCCGACGTTGAGAACGTGGACACATACACATCAGCACGCCCGGTCTGCTCCAGAATCCAAGAGAGCAGTCCAAGCGTGTGAAGCCCCTTGCCAAGATAGCTCTGTAGTGGGCATTTGGCAAGGGGTCTGAGGATACTATTCAGATTTCTCCCCTTCGGCATCTGAAGAGTCTTCTACAGGATTGACGATAGAGATGTCAACACTAGTGAGGTCTTCCTTACGCTGTTCTGAAAGGATAACGCCAGCCTTAAGCAGGATGTTCACACGGTCCTGAATCTTTGTGCGCAGATCCTCCAGCTTTCCTTTCTGCTCATCGCTGAAGTCAGGCTCCTGAGCCTCCTGTGCCAGCTCCTTCAGCTGAGGGAGGTAACGTGAGATATAGGACTGTGCGTAGTCCACCATCTGCTGCTCGTTTTCAGGAAGCGCCTTTCCCTTGGTGACGGTCACCGTCTCATCCAAGGTGCCCTGGAAGTCATCATAGCGTGCCATGTCACGCTTGTATGCGTACCACGCCTCCTTCAGCACCTTGAGATGCTCGTAGAGGTCGCATGGCGCATTGAGCGTCTTGCAGAGCTCGAAGGTAGCCTTTATCTTCTTCCATCTCTCAGCGTTGACATCCCACAGCTTCTTGACATCCTCCGGCAGGCTGTCATGGTCTGGACGCTTGCCTATGCTCTTGACCTGAGGGTATATCACATTCTCCTGGCCTTCGATGAAGGGGAGGTTGTCATCTTTCATCTCAACTTCTGCGGCTGCAGAGACATGAGGCATCACGGCTGCAGCCATTTTCTTCACATCATCGAGAGAGTAGCCATCCAGCCGGATGTCGATGTGTTTCTTGATCTCATACTCCAGTTTCTTCAGCAGGCGCTGTGGTGTGCGCAGGATCTGCTGATAGAGGACGCGGTTACGGTTGAGCTGCAGCAGCAGTTCTGCGCCCTTTCTGATTGACTCATCAGAGGTATGGTCGCCTTTGTACCAAGCCATCAAAGCCTCAGTAAATTTAGGATCTAACTTTGCCATAATCATTATTTATTATAAAACGGGAGGTCGGCAATGAAGCCAGCCTCCCGCACACAACTTATATGAAGAATTCCAGACTATCCTGCAACTGCAGTATCAGTCTTGCCGTCGATATCTCCATCCTCGGTAACCAACACACCTTCGTAGAAGGGAGCCGGGTTGATGTCTGATACAGAAGCGTTGATGGTGGTCTGTGCGGTATCCGTCACAGCCTTACCAGCGTTCTGGGACAGCTCGAACTGAACGCGGAACATATCATTACCGATGATACGGATGGCACCGCCGCGCTGTGGGTAGGCAATCACCACATCATCATTATTAAGCAGAGAGATAAGAGAAGAGACCTTCTTCTCGGTACCAGGAAGAACGAGGCTAACGCGATTGAGGAAGCTACGGCTACCCTCAGAGCCCTGACCTTCGCAAGAAGGCTCCGACTCACCCTCGATCAGTTCTACTTTCTTCCATTTTTTATCAGCAGCAAGAACGAAGGGATCCTTGATGACAACGACATCCTCCATTTTCTCAGCTGCAGTGCCCTTCACCTTTGGGAAGGTCACGATATCCTCACGACGGATCATGTAGAAGTGCGGGCGCATGCCAGGCAGAGAAGCCTGACCGACGCAGAAACCTACATTCTCGTACAGATCGATATCACTAGTGCATTTGCTTGCCATAATGTTTCACTTTAAAAATTACTACTATCCATTACCGTTGCCTTCGCCGTTACCCTCGCCTTCACCAGCGCCAGGTTCCTGAGAACCGCCACCGGCGTTTGCAGGATTCTGAGAAATATCGAAAGCCTGCTCCTCGTCGAGGTAATCAACACCGTCGAGACGTGCTACGCAGAGCATTTCCTTATTGATAGATCGATACTGCTCACCATAGAACATGTTGGCGATGAAGTCAACATCATAGTGAGATGTCAGCGACTTCTCGCAAAGGAAGTTCTCATCCTGTGTGCGCTGGTTCCACAGCGTCATGATGTTGTTCTTCGGTGTCAGTGAGAGATAGTTGTTAGGCACGTTAGGCAGTGCCACAAGCTCAACACGGGGTGCACCTTCGAGGTGAGCCTGCTCGTACTGACGGTTGTAAGGCAGTGCGCCATGGTTCATCTGGTATGCCTCCTCATAGCAGTGCTTCATCCAGTCGCTCATAAAGAGCTTCAGGCTCTGAGCACGGAGCTTCTTATCAACACCCTTCCAGCCTGCGGCTACGTTGCCCCAGTAGAAGTCCTTCAGCAGGTCTTCGGCGTTCTCTGGAGTAACAGCCTCGGGGAGAGTATAGAGGTTACCGATCTCCTTTGACAACTTACCAGCCTTGATCTCGATGTTCTCCAGCTCACAGAAGCCGTTGAACCATTTCTTAGTCTCGGTGGTGTTTTCCTCATCGCGCTTGGCGGTCCACATGACGTTGAACATGTTCTCACCCAGCTGTTTCATAATGTAAGCGCAAACACGCTTTACCCAGGGCACGTTCTTCAGGCCTTCGCCCTTGGTCACGTCACTGCCCCAGAGCGTCTTATAGATGCTGATGGGGTCGATAGGCTCGATGCAGTTTCCAAGGAAGGTCTCCAAAGTACGCTGATCAATATTGATAGCGCCGTCGCCCTTCTTGTACTTGTCGAAGTTACCCATCTGGAACTTGCCACTCATCTCGTGGATATGCTCCTTATAACGGATGCCGTCTGCAAAGCCCATGTGCTGCATCGCCATCTGCATTGCGAACATCGGCATCACGATCAGCTCTGTGCGGTACTTCTGGAAGCCGTCCTTCAGAGCTTCAGGAGTGAATGTCGTCTTAGGGTCAACCACAGGCTGACCTGCGTTCAAAAAATTGCTGTCTGCCATAATCAAGCTCCTTTAATTGAATTCCACAACTCAGCGGCACCGTTGAGACCTTCGTCCTCAACCTTGGAACCACCATTACCAGTTTCACCAGCACCAGCCTTCAGATCGTTGATCTCCTGAGTCTTGGCATCGACATCATCCTTCAGCTTCTTGTTCTCAGCCTTCAGCGTGTCAATCAGGGTCTTAGCCTGTTTGCAGGCATCATCCTGGGTCTTCAGTTGATCTTCGATCTTCTGCATCTGATCCTGAGTAAGGGTGATCTCACCCTTTTCATTTGGCTGGAAACCGTCTTTGACGGCCAACACAGCCATCACAGCTTTGAAGATAGTGATCATTTTATTTTTAGAATTGTCGGCGAAAGAGTTTTTGAGCCCCTTTAGCAACTCCATCGCCTTTTGGAGAATGCCAGCTGGATTTTGCTCGCCCGTCTCGGTATTAAAACCTTCAGGGAGAGCTGGGAGACCCATTTCATTGATTACAGAATCCGTAATGATGTTGGAAGCCTTGTCTTCCACCTTTTCGGCCTCGATGATCTCATCAACGATACCGAAATCCTTGGCGTCGGCAGCCTTGATCCAAGCAGCCACCTTCATCTTTGCCTTTACATCCTCGACGCTCTTGCCGTTGCGGTCAGCATAGATCTGCGCCAGTACGTCATCTATTGTTGACAGCTGGTCGCGCTGGAACTTAAGGCGGTCGATTGTAGCATCAATCTGCTCTTTGTTACGAGAGCCCCACTCATCCACCCAAGTCATTGAGTTATGAATGAGAATAAGGGCGTTCTTAGCCATTCGTATGTTCTTGGCGCCCATAGCCATGAACGTTGCTGCAGAAGCGGACATACCGATGAAGTCTACATTTACATCTCCATGATTCTTGAAGAGCTCATATATCTGGAGGCCAGTATCTACATAGCCACCCAGTGAGCAGATAGCGACGTCAACGGGCTTGCCCTGCTTCTTATCCAGCATATACTTGACGAAGTCGGCTGTTATGCTCCAGCCGACCGTGCCAGTAAGGTATAGGTCGTATTTCTTCATAATTACCTTTGTTTAGCGCAAAGGTAATCAGGAAAGGAAAATTATAAAACAACTTGAAACTAAGCTATTTGTGGCGGTTTATTCCTTGAAGTGAGGGTAACTGTGACTTCCTGCAGCTGACTGTCATTGACGTTGTCAGGCATAGATTCATTAACGACCGTCACTGGGTATGGTCTTTCAGAAGATCCGATAAGGAGTTTACGGCCATCTGAAAGATGCACCCTGTAGCAAGCATGTTTGCGGTCAGAGCAGTCTTCGCAGGTGCGGAATTGAAGCGTAGACGTCCAAACCGTGTTTTTATCATCAACCTTATTTATAATAGTAAGTTTCGCAGGTACCAGGATACTCACTGGCACCCAAGAGATGTTGGAAGGAAGTGCAACGACACCCTTCCTAACTTTGTTCATACCTTCAAGGCTACTTGCCTCGATTACCTCAACTCCAGTGACAATCTTAACCAAGTTCATAAAATATATATTTAATTGTTAACTGTACTTAAACGACGCATCTGAACAAATAAGGGGTTCTTTATGGGATATATAAATAGTATATTTAACATATATTTTAGAATTTAACTTCCTTTTTACTTCTGCCTTTTTTTCGAAGATCTATGCCGTGACGAAGCAGTTTTGTCTTCTCACGGTAGAACCTCATGCGGATGGTGTCTGCATAGTCAAGGCTGATGCCGTGCATCTCGCACCAGGCATAGGCAGCCGACTGGAGCTTTGAGTCGTCTCCGCACATCTGGGACATTTCGTTCCAAAGGTTATTGAGGAAGATAGCCTCTATATGATCTATGATGAATTTTTTCCCGCTTTCAGAAACGTAGTTCCATGATGCAGGGTCCTTCTGTTTCGAGTATGGTATGCAGATGGGCACCATGCCTTCGCCGGGCTCTTCCTCTTTTGTATACATGGGAGGTCTGCGTTGCAACACACACACTATTCTGGCGTTAGTAACAGAATGGTCGTCAAATCGCACAGGGTTACCGAAGTGATGTACCAGGTATTGTGCGATGAAGGGTTTCAGTTTCAAGTTAATTGTTATATCACTCATTGCTAAAGGGGATTATCGGGTGCAAAGATACATAAAAACCTGAAGAGGTAATCCAAATTAGGATTATTTTAACCCAAAAAAGATTTCTCGCGCGCACACGAGATTTCGTGTGTAGAAACATGTAGCATCTGTATTTTGTGCGTAACTATCTGATAATCAGCATATGTTATTTGTAGCATTACTATAATATGATGCTACAATGCTACAATATCTATATCTTCATTATATAAATGCTACAAAATGCTACAACGGTGCTACAAATTTCCGCCCCGATGCTACACAACATAATTCTTTGACTTTCAACACATTGTGTCCGATGCTACAAAATGCACACATTGCTACACGTAAATTCTTCGCGCGATAAAAATAGAAAACGAAAAATAAAAAAGGGTGACTTCTCAGCCACCCCCAACAGACAAACATCCAGAAACTAATCAGAAGTATCATCGCCTTCTCTTGCGAAAGGAAGGTTCTGCTGTTGAGCAACAGGTTGCTCATCCTGATCATTATCGTCGCCAGTACCGCTGACCAGCATGATGTTGTATTTCTGCGAGACTAGATCGTAGTCGAAGCAGATAGGACGATCCTGATACCAAACCGTCTTTGCTGACACCACCCTGTCAGAAGCATCCTTTTTGATCTCTACTTCAGGGAATCCGTTAGAATTGAATTTCTTGAATCTTACAGGTGTGCTGCTGGTACCGAAATGCTCATGGGTGTTCTCCAGGTATTTCTGGATAGACTCGCGAGGCAGCACCTTCACCTTCATCCTGTTGCCTATCTCCATGTAGCGTGACAGGAAGATATCCTTCCTGATCATCAGAACAGCCTTCACGCTGACGAACTCGATCGGCTCCCTTGCCTTTGTCACCTTCAGTTGATGCACATACTTCAGGCAGAAGTCTTGGTCTTTCACCAGCTGGTTCTGCTGTATGGCCACGTTGATGATCTGCCAGAATCCAGCTACCTCATCGACGGTGCTGCAGAGGCCGTTCTGCTTCTTGCAGCCCTCGGTACAGAGATGCAGCAGCTCCTCGTAGGTGAACGGCCAGTCGATGGCGTCGTTCAGCACGAGATAGGATGTCAGCACGACAGACCAGTTCTGCCGTAATCGGTCGACGGCCAGCTGCTCATCCCTGAGTGCGAACTTAAGGTCGGAGTCGGCCTTTTTCCATGCCGTGCCGATGCTGGCCACCACCTTCTCCCGGTGCTTGAGGATCTCGAGCGTGATGTGCGTAGCTCCCATCATGCGGAACTTCATGAGCTCATCGAAGTTCTTCTTGTCCTCCTCAGAGAAGTTTTTCTTGTCGCAGGAGAGGTAGATAAGACGCGTGAACAGTGCGAAGTCCACAGTAGGCATTTCCTGACCTGTGAGGACCAGCACGGAGTCCACCCTGGCCTGTTCACGCTTCTTATCCTTGTCCATGTTCATGCGCATACGTCCGACGCCGTTCCACAGATCCTTCAGGAACTGGGACTTCTTCTCATCGATGGAGTTCTTATACTCGTCGATGTGAACAAGGGCGTTTGACACTGAGGCAATATGATCGGCCAGCGATGGTACCGAAGACTCGATATTAGGCGAGTTGGCATCCGTCAGGAAGAAAGACATAAGTACTTGTGCGAATTCAGTCTTACCGGTACCAGGCTGACCGAAAAGGTTAAGGATAGGTATTTTTATTCCATGGCCACGAATGACATCAGCAAAGAGGCTGCCGACATAGAAGGCCAGTGCTATCTTTGCGTTGTCACCGAATACGGTGCAAATGCGTGTAAAGTAATCGTGGAGTGATATATTCGAGTAGTTGGTGTAGCGGAACTTGCGCTCGTTGATATAAAGTTCCTTGGAATTCTTGTAAAGCTCTGAGAAGGCAGGCAGGTAGTATATGCCTTCTTCCATTCTGACGATGCCCAGCTTGTCGATATCATGCCATCCGTCATTGTCGAGTGTGCCGTTG